CCATGACAGGATAGACAATCTCATGAACCATCATTCGCATAATGTGAATATCTTCAGGTCCATAACCTTCGCAACGTTGTGCGATGTCAATAAGAATGTCAAATGCCGCAATAGTTGTTTGAGCAGGCATACGAACATCGTACTTACTGTAATCTCCAGCTAGTACTCTGTCGCTACCCTTACTCATTGCAGCGTTCCAAAGCTGTTCCCATTCCAATCCTTCAGCATTTACGCCGACAGCGCATTCGTAAAGTATTGGATTCATTTGGATAATTCGAACAATCGGAAGAAAGTACATCCGAACTAACAATTGAAGAACTAATGGCGCACTTTGAAAAACACGCACCTTATCTTTTGTTAGTTTGGTAGCCTCATCTTTCAGACAAGACTTCCAAATCATATAACAACGTTTACCTTCACGTAATGTTGCTACAGTTTGATCGAATTCATCCCAAACCTCAGGGATAAAGGTTCGGGGTTGACCACTCTCTGGATATTCAGCAGGATCCAAGTCAATAAGAAGTGGGGTCTTACTACCAGTTAGAGGAAAGCCGGGGGAAGATGAGAAGTTCATAGCATCAATAAATTTGACACCACTTAATCCACTAACAGTGGCAACTCTCGACAATGGCTTAGCCTGAAATAATTCTGGAATGCGTTCTTCGAGATCCTCTGTGGAGGTTTTCACACAAGAAACAGCTTTCGCTAGAATACTTCCGAGTGGTAAACTTGGTACGGCAGCATGAACAAGTGTTGCCTGATACGGATATTTTCCCTTACCACGCATCTTAGGAGCACCCCATTGTTGGGGAACTCCAAATACATCAGTGACTGAATTTGAAATTAAAGTTTCAGTTACACTGCTGTATGGTGTGGCTTTGCCACCTACCTGTCCATAAACATCAATACAAGCTCCTTCCGTGAGGAAATTGACTGCGCTCTTAGGATGAATAGTTGTTCCTTCACAGATTTTCTTTCCGAATGTAGATACGGGAAAATCACCCATGTGTGGATTCAAACTTCCACTAGAGGCAGACAACACGACTCCGTCAATTTCTGCTAATGCAGCTATTGAAAAATCAACTTGATCTTTAGTAAGTGTCCCACAACCGCCAAGTGAGCCTTTTCCACCTAAATGGAAACCCATGATCATTGATCCTCGGGCATCACTAATGATTGGAGACATACACATTCCATTTTTAGTTTCAATTGGTAAGTCATAATAACTTCCAGGGAAAATACAATGAGTGTGTTTGACTAAAGAAGAGCCTCTATAAAGCATTGGAATAGCTTGTAAAGAGGTATCTATGATGTCTCGTGTGACCAATTTAGCTGGAGTTTTCTTAAAGTGATTTCCTTCAGGGAGAAATTTCCTCATGTCCTTCATTGATCCACCACTAGTTAAATAAGTAATGGTAAAATCAGTTCCAGGAATGGAAACACTATAAGCTTCAGAGACTTTATCTCTAAAGTAACTTCCGACTTGGTCAGATCCGGTTTTGTAACATCTAACTCCAAAATCACGCTCTCCATGTTCACGAACAAAATGTGTAGGAATCAGCATAATATTAGAAGCTATGTAGAAACCAAGAGTAGTCTTGTTTGTATCAGAAACTATACCCACTAAATTTGTACGCATAGATGCGGCCAAATCAGTTGATGTCGTTGTCTTAGAAGGTTCTGACATGGGCAAAGGAACTGTATTGGCAACTAGCCAAGGGTTCACCCTATCATTTCTTTCATTGATATCATCAATAGACTCTGGTTCTAAACCGGTTTGCGCGTCGAGTTTTACATAACGACTACGCATTGTAGCAAGGATTAATCCAATTGCTCCTAGTCCAATAATGGCGTATTTGAACTGCCATTGCGAAACATAGGTACTAACAACGTCTTTGAGCTCTAAGATTCTATTACGAACCATATGCTTATAAGTTTGAATAGTAGCACATGTGTACCAATACATCGATCCAATACAGATTAGGATCCAACATACTGACAATTTTGGAAATTGAATACACA